CAGTCTTCAGCAAATATAGACACTAACCCTCGCACCGAGAATGCTTGCCTTCAAATAGGTGAGGGGATCTATTCATTTTATAAGACATATTTTGATGGAATCATAACATTTGAGAAAGATGATAGGGAAAGACAAGATGAGAAACACGATGCTTGATGGCTCGTTAACACATCAGCGCCGCCAGACGCTGGCTTGGGACTCTCAGACAACCAGAGCTCGGAACGCTGGGCGATACATCCGTGAGAGATCCGGAGCGCCCTATAACACATCGCGTTGGCATAAGTTGGCTAAAGCGTTTATCGAAGATCATCCTCTCTGCGAGGAGTGCAAGCGCAAAGGAATCCTCCGGGCTGCGGAGTGTGTTGACCACATCGACCCCTGGCCGATCTGCGAGGATTACTTCTTTGACCGCAGGAACCTTCAGGCGCTGTGTAACAAGTGTAATATCGAAAAAGGGAACAGAGACAAGGCGAGGATCTCGGAGTGGCGACGCCAGAAGGGGGAGGGGGTCGAAATCTCTCCGAGGTCAATGCCGGATAACCACTCCCCCGGTTTTGGTCACGAAAATGCGGAAAATCATAGTGGAAAAATTGAATAGATAAAATGGCCGGAAACAGTAACAGTGGAAGACGTCAGCAACCGGAGGAGCTCGCAAGATTAAAAGGGACGCTTCCGCCTCCATCCAGGAGGAAGCAAGGAAGCGGGTTGACATCCGGTACGAAACTAACAATGAGGATGCAGTGCGCTCATGTGGTCGGATATGACACACTTAATGAGCGTAGCCGAAAGATTTATCTCTCGGCATGCTCCCAGGCGATGGCACTCAGGCTCCTTGAGCCAGCGGATCTCGTTCAGCTAATCATCTACGCCAAGGAGTTTGACAACTATCTGACTTGCGACGCTGACATCCGGAAAAACGGTCGCTACCGTTTGAAGTATGATGATGAGGGAGAAGTTAGCGGGACAATCGACAATCCTTCATGCTTCCAAAAGAAGGTGTCCTGGGATATCGTCAAGAATATCAGCGCTAATTTCGGCTTTTCGCCATACGACCGACAGCGGTTGAAGGCCGAGGTTAATCCGGAAGATCCGACGACAAGGATAGTAAACATCATTATGAGTGGAGGTGATAATGGACCGGAGGATCAGTAGGGTCTGGAAGTATGCCGAAGGAGTACGGAATGGAAGCGTCCCGGCTTGCAAGATGGTCAAACTGGCCGTCGAGCGCTGGTATGCCGATTGGGAGAGGTCAGACTTGTATTTCAGAGAGGAACCTTTCCTTCGCTATTGCTCAATGGTCGCGACTCTTAAACATTTCAAGGGAGAGTTCGCTGGGCAATTCATCCACCTGGAGGACTGGCAGCTTTTCATCGCCGCCAACATTTTCGGCTGGTACCGGAAGGAGACAAAGGCCCGACGCTACCAGTATGCTGATGTCTATGTCCCCAGGAAGAATGGCAAGACGACCTTTGCCGCCACGATAGCGATATATCTCCTTTATTTCGATGGGGAAGCTGCGGCTGAGATATACGCAGCCGCCGTGGACAAGGAGCAAGCGAAGATTTGCTTCGAGACTGCGAAAGAACTGATCCGCAACAGCCCGATAGCGTCACTATTTGACATCTACAGGGGCTCCGTGGCGGTGACCAAGACGGCCAGCTCCTTCAAGCCTTTGACGAAAGACACGAAAAATAAGGATGGACTTAACCCGCATGGTGCTGTCTGTGATGAGCGCCATGCCTGGAAGACCAACGAAATATACGATGTCATTAAGACTGGTATCGGGGCGAGGAAAAATCCGCTGGTGTTCTCAATCTCCACTGCGGGTACTGACACGTCCTACCCGTATTTCGCGGATCTCCAGTTCCTTCGAGAGGTTATGCTTGGCATCCATGAGAAGGATAACCACTTCATCATGCTTTATGAGCCTGATGAGGGTGATAAATGGGACGATCCGGAGGTCTGGAAAAAGGTCAATCCCAACTACGGTGTGTCACTTTATCCCTCCTATATGGAAAGTGAGTTCGCTGAGGCGAAAAGCAAGGGAGGCACCACACTCGCCGCTTTCCTCACAAAAAATCTCAACATGTGGGTGGACGCCCCGGAGGTGTGGATCTCCGACGATGACGTGGCCGCTTGCAACAAGCCTTTTGACAAGGCCACCTTGCAAGGCCAACCTTGTTATGTCGGCATCGACTTGGCATCCAAGGGTGACATCACGGCCACGGCTTTCTTTTTTCCGAGGCAAATGGTGGTGCTTTGGCTATATTGCATTCCGGAGGCCAAGATACAAGAGAAGTCCGATCTGGTGGATTACAGGGCATGGAGGGAACAAGGCTGGCTCACGGTATTTCCCGGCAAGGTGCTGGACGAGGATTGGTATCTCCACACTCTTTTCGATATGATGCAGAGCTATGATATCAAGAAGATCTGCTACGACCCGTGGGGGGCTTGGGATCTGAAGACGAGGTTCGGGAAATATGAGGAGCATCTGATGGAGTACCAGCAGAACATCCGTTATATGAGTGTCCCGACCAAGCGGATGGAGGCTGACGTGCTACGACATGATCTCAATTTCCTCGGAGACCCGGTGATCCGCTGGATGTTCCGCAATGTCGTGGTCTACCGAGATCCGAATGCGAATATTAAACTTGACAAGGCCAGGAGCAGGAACAAGATAGACGGGGTGGTCGCCCTGGTTGACGCATACGGCGGCTGGCTAAATGATGAGGCGGCGGCCACCTCGAAAATTATTTATTCAGATCATGGCTTGAGAACGATATGATAAACGATGAAAGAATTGTGGACGCGAGAAATCTCGTCGACAGAAATGGTTTTGTTAAGGAGTTTTGGCGTATCTTGCAGATAGAAAGACGCTATAACCCTAACGTGAGTCGCAGGGAGGTTTACGAATGGCTTAACGGGGTTTATTACGTTGAGTATGGCGTTGACGCCTTCCCGTCTTTCAACGCATTCAGGCATTCCAAGGAATTTCGGGGGCAACGCTGATACTTGGTAAAATTTTACCCACTTGCGAATTAATCCATCGCTATAATTGCGGTGGATTAATTCGTTTATATGGCCCTCTTTACGAAGTTGAGCAAATGGATAGCGGAGCGGCGCGGCATCACTGTCGGGCCTTCCACTTTGACGGCCACTCTCCCGCGCTCTCTCGCAGGTTGTGGAGTCAACAACGATACAGCGATGAAAATCACGGCTTTTTATGCCGGGATTCGCCTTATCTCCGAGAATGTCGCCGCACTCCCGAAGTCAATCCGGCGTTTTACGGAAGACGGGCCTGTGACAGAGGACAATCTGCCCGCATACAAGCTGATAAGTATTCGCCCAAACTCCTACACCAACGCCTATGACTTTTGGAACGCCATAACCACTTGGCTGGAGGGATGGGGAAACGCATACGCCATAATCAAGTGGGACAACCTGGGGAAACCGGTGGCATTGCATCAGGTGCATCCGTCTTGCGTGACCATTACGATAATCAACGGAAGGAAGTGGTATAAAGTCGTCATGAACGATCCGGACATGGAGTGGCTTAATGGCACCTATTCTGACGATGAGATGCTCCACTTCATGCTGGTGACTCTTGACGGAATCTCCGGAGTTAATCCGGTAATATACAATGCGCTTTCTTTGGGCAAGAATCTCGCGACCGAGGAGTTCGGTGCGGAGTTCTACCAGAAAGGCGGGAATATCCGGGCGGTCATGGAGGTTGAAGGATCTATGGGTGACGACACGTACAACACCTTCATGAGACACTTCAAGCAAAGCTCGCAAAACTATGACACTCCACTGCTTGAGTATGGTGTCAAGTACAAGCAACTCTCTGTCAACCCGGTCGCCGCCCAGCTCATTCAGTCGGAGACATTTTCCCTCCAGGATGTGTGCAGGATCTTGAATATCCCACCCCACATGATCGGGGAACTCTCTCACGCCACATTCAGCAACATTGAGCATCAGACGATACAGTTCGTGCAATACACTCTCCGTCCGATCGTCAAGCGCTTTGAGATGGAGATGGAGTCGAAGCTGTTCGCGTCAAAAGACATCGGGAAGTATGATGTGAAGTTTGTCCTCGACGGCCTTCTCAGAGGCGACACGGCGGCAAGGTCAACATACTATCACAACGCAATCCTTGACGGCTATATGAGCCGCAATGAGGTTCGTGAGCTGGAAGGACTTCAGCACAAAGAGGGTCTCGACGAGATGCTGTACCCTCTTAATACCGGTATCGTCGGCAAGGAAGAGCAATCAAACAATAATGACAATGGATAAGGTACTATTCAGGACAATAGCGCCGGAGGTGCGCAAGTCAAAGGATTCCCGCAAGGTGACGTTTGTCGCCTCAGATAGCACAAGGGATTCAGCCGGAACAGTTCTCAACCAGGAAGGCTGGGATCTCGACCGTTTCAACAAGAACGGCGTCATCGGCTACCAGCACAAGGTCTATGGCGGCTGGGATGACACAGACAACCCGGACAACGTGATCGGAAAGGGACACGCCTATGTCGACGACGGGAAGCTCATGGTGGACATCGAGTTCGAGCCGAAAGAAATAAACGAGCTGGCAGAGAAGGTTTACCAGAAGGTACTGTTCGGGTCGCTAAAGGCCGTGTCCGTAGGATTCCTCCCTGTCGGCAAAGGTGAGTGGGGCAAGGGCGAGGAGGCCGTTGGTGGAAGCAAACCCACCTACTACTATGCGGGACAGGAGCTGCTGGAGATCTCGATTGTCAACATCCCAGCCAATCCGAACGCGTTGAAGAAGGCATTCGACGCCGCGGCTGAAGAGATGAATGAGCTCCGGAAGGAAGAGGAGGAGAGGCTGGCGAAGGAAAATTCTCCTGAGCCAAAAGACGAAGCGCCCAAGGCTATTGATGCCTTGGAAATCCAAAGAACACTAACCGTAGCGGAGGCGACTCTGCTCTAATATTTTATAAACAAAATGAGAAAAATCGCAGAAATCAGGAAAGATCTCAGCGCTAAGATCGCCGAAGTTAAGGCTTTAGAGAACACCGCTGAGAATGCCGGGGCCATCCAGAAGGGCCTCGATGACATCAAGGCTCTGGAGACAGAGCTTGAGCGAGCGCTGGAGGTGGATGCCGCCGAGAGAAGGCTTGCAGAGGACCACTTTGAGAAGGAGGCGAAGAAGGGACATGTGTTCTCTTTCACGAAATTCCTCCGTGAGTGCTCGGAAATTCCCAACGGTGGCCAGTTGACCGGCCTTGAGAGGGAGGCGGCTGAAATGGGCCGTGATGAGCACAAGACTCTCGGCTTGAAGCAATTCGGCCATGTTGTCCCTTCCGCGCTGCTTCGCGCGGCTGCTGGACAAAACTACACCACCAATGCCGACGGAGGCTATCTCAAGGAGACCATGCCAGCAAGGTACATCGACTCGCTCAAGGCGAGGCTCGTTGTCGCCAACCTTGGCGCTACCCTTCTCGGTGATCTTGTCGGCACCCTGCCCACAATCTCCTCCAACGACTTCACTGCCGGGTGGCTCGCTGAGGCCGGTGTCGGTCAAGTCACCAAGCTCACCTTCGCTCCCGGTGACCTGACTCCCCACAGAAACTTTGTCGCCGGAGCGGTGACCAAGGATCTGCTCCGTCAGACATCGCTTGACGTGGAGGCTCTTATCCGCAAGAAACTCCTCGACGCACACGCCACACTTATCGATGAGGCGGCGATTACCGGGACAGGCTCGAATAACCAGCCGACAGGTGTCCTGAACACTAATGGTATCGGCTCTGTCGCGATGGGAACCAACGGAGCGGCGCTGACATGGGCCAAGATTGTCGCCCTTGAGACGGCTATCAACAACAACAACGCGAACCGTGGCAAACTCGGCTATCTGGCCAACGCCAAGGTCTGGGGTGAGCTCAAGTCTATCGAGAGAACCGCGAACAGTGGACGCTTCCTCCTTGACGAGGGTGGCCGTCTCAACGGTTACAAGGTTGACTGGACGACACTCGTCCCCTCCAACCTTACCAAGGGCACAGGTACCGGGCTCTCACCGCTGATCTTCGGAAACTGGGAGGATCTCTGGATCGGCTCCTGGGGTGGTATCGACCTGGTTGTCGACCCGTTTGTGCTGGCGACCAGCGCCGAGATCCGCATCATCCTGAACGCCTGGAATGACGCTAAGGTTGTCGAGCCTAAGAGCTTCGCCGCCATCAAGGATATCGTCACCGCTTAATTCGACTGATATGAGGACTCGAACCTATGACACTTCCGTATTGGCGCTTTTGCTGTCAAATCTGAAAAGTCACCTGCGTATAACAGCCGATGATCTTGACGATGAGCTCATGGCTAAACTCAAAGCCGCCATTGACTCCGCCGAGCATTATATCGGGAGGATTATTCTCGAGTCCTCTATCAATGACACATTACCCTTTTCTTCCAAAGTCGCCTTGAGCCGCCCGCTAATATCGGTGGACGGCGTCGAGGTCGACGATGCCGAGACCTCTGACTTCACAACTGATATTTTCACGGGTACGTTGCTCTTCCCGGAGGATATGTCCGGCCACGCTGTTGAGGTGAGCTACACGGCGGGGATGGGACAAATCCCGTCAGACATCGTCAGCGCTATCTTGCTGATGGCCTCGTCGCTCTTCGCCAATCCTATGGACTCTGTCGAGACGCTTCCGAAGGCGTCGCAGATGCTGTTGAGACCTCACCGCACCTATGACCTTTTGTAGATATGCCTGACGTTTATCAGATCGGAGATTTTGACGAGATGGTCACCATCCGGGAGCGGGTTGTCGCCACCGGAAACCAGGGTCAGAAGACCTATGCCTGGAGGGAACGCTCCCGTGTCTGGGCGAAGGTCGTTCGTCGCGCCTCCGAGATGGTAGACAACGGCAACCTTGAGGACGGGAAAAGCCTCGAGGTGCATATCTACAAAATCAGCGGCCTTGACACGCGGTGGCAGGTGATTGTCGACGGAAAGCCTTATGAGATCCGGAGCGTCGATAATATCAACCGAATCTCCCCGGTCTGCGTCCTCTCACTTTACGCCATAACAGGATAGCGATGAGTGTGACGATGACAATAGAGGGACTGGGCGACTATCTCCGGACGCTTGAGAAGGCTCCGGACGAGTTGCTTAAAGCCGTACGGAAGGCGATGCGGAAGGCAGGGAACGAGCTCGCGAGAGACATCAAGCCGGGGATACCACCGTCTTTCAGGAATCTCGTGAAATGCAAGGTCACGAAGGCCAGGCTCTCGAAAAACCTCTCTTCGGCTATCGGTCTTTACAAGGGGAAGGTCACGGGGAACGATATCCCCGAATGGTTCAAAGCATACTGGAAAAACTACGGAACTCTCGCCAGGCGAGATCCGGCGCACCGTTTTGACCGCCCGGTCAAGGGCGACGGAACTGTCGCCGCAAACAGGCGGCGGAATAAACTCGGCCAGTTTTCAGAGGAGTTTTGGGAGGATGCTTTGCCGGGTGGATGGGAGAGCCGATATCTCGACACGTTCGTCAAGGAAATGAAATCGCAAGGATATGACATCTGAGATGGTTGACATGATTGGAAAAACGGTTGTCGAGACCGTTGGTGACATTGTCCCGCTCTACCTGTACGAGGCGGAGGAGGATAATTATCCGTATGCCGTCTATCTCTACACCCCAGAATACTCCTCGACAAAAGACGGCGTTTACAAGATCGCCACGGATCTGACCCTCCAGGTCTATTCGGAAGACTTCGACGAGGCTTGGGCAAAATCGGAGGCGGTCAAGGCGGCGGTGATGGAGGAGATGAACTCCGGGAAGTTTTTCACAAGGATCTCGACCGTCACGAAAGAGTGTGTGGAAAGGGTCTGGAAAATAGAGACAATTTACAGGATCATACAAATCTCATAACATTATGGCAGAATTTGGATATAACATAGCTTTCAAAGTTAACAGCAAGACACTCGCCGGGCGCACCCAGGATGAGTTGAGCATTACGCCGACCATTAAAGAGAGCATCACCAAGGATGACGGCGGGAACAAGCGTCAGGAAGTCGTAGGCCATGAGGTCACTTTCGCGGCGCAAGGACTTGTTGTTCTCACCAATCAGCAGGGAACAACCAACCGTCTCACAAGGGACGAGATCATGGAACTGTCCCTCGCCAAGGGAAGCGGGGCAAAGATCCCCTTCTCTTATGCGGCAAGCTCCGGCAAAGTGCTTTCGGGAAACTGTGTGATCACCGGCTACACGGAGTCATCGAACTCCGAGGATGAGGCGAACTACACCGTGAATTTCAAGGTGGACGGTGATGTCACGTTCGCGGCTGCTGGAGGGAATTAATCATGGCTAAAGTGATTATCGCCGGGGTTGAGTACCCTATTGCGGTGACCTTCGCGGCCGTGGCGGCCTACCTTGAGGCGGTCGGTGAGAATAACGCCGAGGGGATGGAGGGCTTTACCAAGCTCCCTCCCTCCAGGTATCCTCACCTGATAGCCGCTTGTGTCAACGAGGGATTGCGCAAGGAGGGACGTGACGAGCGCCTTTCCGTTGAGGCGGTCGCTGATTGCGACCTGTTCGAGGTGAGCGCGGCTGTCACGACCATTTTCGGCGCGATGGTTCCGAAAACCACGCCGAGGGAAAAAAACTGAGTGACGCCGGGGGAGTTACGTTGTCCTTCGGTGACATCAGGGGACTTGCCCTCGGCGTTTTGAGAATGTCCCGCTCCGACTTTTACGATATGCCGGTCGGAGAGTTCTGGGAGGCAATAGAGGCTCACAACAATGAGGTTGAGGCTGAAAGGAGGCATATCGGTGAACTGGTAAGGGGAGCGGCTCTGCGCTTGTTCAACATCAATCTCGATAAAAGCGACCAGATCAAAGATCCGCGGAAGTTCTGGAAAATGCCGTGGGACGAGCCTTTCGAGGATGAGAATGACGGTAAAAGGTTAAGCGAGATGAGTGACGAGCAGCGCACGACATCTGTAAGGAGTCTTCTCGATAAAATTGGATGGTGAAATGGCTAACGGCAGCAACTTGAAGGCCAAGGTCGGCATGGACACCGGCGACTTTGAGAAAGGTGCGAAAAAGGTCACCAAGGCCGCCCAGAGCATGGGCAAGGACATAGGCGGTTCCCTTTCCGAGGTGAGCCGGTCGCTCGGTGTCAACGCCGGGCTTCTGGGTGATCTCGCCGGGAGGATCGAGAACGCCACCACTCTTTTTAGAAGCATGGCGTCGGTCGGAGGGAACGCCGCAAGCTCTCTCACCAAAGCAATGACCGGACTCGGTGGAGCGATCACTGGACTCGGTCTCACGGCGGTGATCCTTCAGTTTAGAGAGCTCAACAGGGAGGCCGACCAGTTCGGAAAGAGTCTGCAAGGGGTCAATATGACCGCCGCTGGGCAGGCTTACCGGGAAACCTACCGGGCTACCCTTGATGATCTGAGCGGAGGCGGCTCCAAATGGGCGGAGCGGATCAACCGTTGGAAGAATGACCTGTCCACTATGTGGACAGACTTTATGAATCCGGGCGCAACTCCTGAGATGATGGCGGAAGCCGAGAGGCGTGGAAATCAAGCCGCTGACTTGGCGAGTGAGATGGTGGATCTTCAGAACAAGCTGAGCGACTCCCTTGTCACCCAGCAGAAGTACCAGGGGGAGATCAACGAACAGCTTCTCATAGCCAGAGACCGTTCTCAAGCCAAGGCCGACCGGGACGCCGCACAGGCGAAGGCCGTAGAGCTGGTCAACCAGAAGTACGACGAGCAGATAGCCTTACAAAAGTCGATAGCAGAAAACTTGGCCAGAAGGAACTCCCTGAACGACATTAATACCACCCCTGAGGATTTGCGCCAGCAGCGTCAGGCCGAGGCTCAAGTGCTGGCACTTGAGGCACAGCGCACGCAAGAGCTGACCTCCTTAGTTCGCCTTGAGAACCAGATTACAGGCGCCAAGACATCGCAGTCTAAGTCCGCGAAAGAGGTTCAAGAGGCCACCGCCTTGACACTCGCCGCGGCTACCGAGCTTGTTACCAAAGAGAGGGAACTGGCGGAGTTGACGAAACAGAATGATCTCGCCAAGGCTGCGGCTCGTTTCCGAATGGACGGGGCGCTGCCGACAATATCACAAACCCCGAAGGAGGTAGAGGTCTGGAACAAGGAGAAGAAGAAGTGGGAGACCAAGGCGACCGATATATGGAATGCCCAGGCCAAGACTCTTGAGGTTCCGGCACTCATCAAGCCGGTGGTGGACACCGAGGCTGCGCAGGCTGCGATTGTTGAGCTGTCCGGAGTTATCGAGTCCGGCGTGGCTGGCATGAGCGAGGCGATAGGTACGCTCATAGGCGACTTGATCAACGGTGAGAACGCATGGGGCAACTTCGCTCAGGCGGGCATCAGCGTGGTGGCGGATATGCTCTCCACCGTGGGAAAGGCGTTCATCACAGAGGGTGTCGGTGTTATAGCAGCCAAGGCCGCACTCACATCCGGTAACGGAGTGGCAGCTATAGCGGCTGGATCTGCCATGGTCGCGCTTGCCGCGACAATGAAAACCGCCATGAGCAACGCCGCGGCCAACTGGGGTGGCTCGTCCGGATCGGTGGCCACGTCATCATACTCCTCCGGAACCTCATCAGGGGTCACGGCTTTCGGACGAGAGATAAACATCAAAGTCTCCGGAACTCTTACGGCCAACGGGTCGAAACTGGTGGCCGTCCTGAATAACGAGAACGATCGGAGAAATTACACCACATAACGCTATGGCATACGTTGACAGGTTCATATTTCGATTCAATTCTTTAAGCGGCAAGGCCGTGAGGATCGCCATAGCCGACAATGATTACACTGGTACGGCGGTAGAGAGAAGGCTGGGCGGCTCGCCTCAGTTGCGCTGCGAGCTGTCCGGGAACATACATGGCATGTCACTCGAAATCCCGGCGGAGTGCGAGGTGGACGACGAGTTCGCCGTCCTGTACACGTCAGATCCCACCCGTTTCGCTGTCCGTCTTGAGGTGGATAACGTTGTGGTATGGAGGGGTTTCGTCACTCCAGAACTTTACGCCGCACCGTGGGTAGACCCACCCTACGATGTGCAGATAACTGCCACCGACGGGCTGGGAGAGCTGAAGATGATGGAGTGGCCGGCAATAGGAAGCCGGACTCTCAAAGAGATACTTGACACCGTCCTCGGAGCTACGGGACTGGCGTTGGGAATAAGAATGATCTCAGCGGCGGCCAATGACATCGCCGCGGCCGAAGATCTGCTGACCGGGACGACCGTCAACCTTGACCACATGGCCGGGAAGAGCTACTACGACGTACTTGACGGCCTGCTTGGGTCGCTGCACTGCACTATCTCGCAAAGGAATGGGGTGTGGCTCCTTGTCAGGGAGACGGACGTGACCTCGCTCACATCCGGCGGGCAGGTCTCGGACACGTCCGGGAACACTTATCCTGTCAAATCGTTCGGGTCTTCCCAAACGCACGACTGCTGGCCGGTCGGAAGGCTCACCACCGAGATAGTCCCGGCAAAGAGTGTGGTCGAGGTCGAGTGTCCCAACCATCTCGCCTCATTGATCGCCGATCCCGACATGGAGCTGAACCTCTGGCAAACGAACGGAAGCTGGACAGGCGAGGACGGAGGCTACTACACGCTGGATCTTAATGAGTATATCAGTCAGGTAATCACCGTGGCGAACGCTTCGAGAGACGCAGATCCGGGTTTTCGCATCAAGGTGTCGTCGAGGCATACCACCCCCTTCGGTGTGGGGATTATGCGTCTCACCGTCATGACAACGGGACGAGACCCCAGGAGCGGGAGCGACAAAACCCTCTACCTCAAAGAGGTCACCACACAAGGCAGGACACAGATGGAGTGGGCCACCGAGGAGTCGCACTTTGACGACGGCCTTGGTTTGCCGAAGACTCTCGACCACCAGGACTGCAAGGAGTTTGAAACAGACATTTTTCGCTTGCCGACATCTTTCAATCCGCTGAAGAGCATCACGGTCAAGGTGACGGCTGGGAAAAGCACTGTGTGTGTCCACTCGGTACACATCGAGTGTATGTCCGTGTACGACAAGGCGGTCACCCGGCTGGTGATGGACAACGGGGCGAGGGGTGACGAGTCGAACTCACCTCTCTTCGCCGACTCATTCGTCGGAAACAAGGGAAACTTCCTCCTGACCAACTCCTTGAGGGGTGTGGCCGGGGCGATAGTCAGGACGTGGTCGTCAGACGCCATCCCGTCCGTCCCCTACGGCGAGTGGCTCTCCAAGGACATGGCCTTGTCGGTGGCGACACCCAGATTGCGGATGAGCGGGAGACTGTTTACGGTCACCTCTCTCCCGGCTCTATTCTATTCCAACAAGGGTCTCAGCTATATCACTGAGGAGTGGTCACTCGACCTTCTCGAGGATGAGGCGGACATATCCCTCATATCTCTTCCGGCGGCAGCTTTGTCTACGGTCAGCGTATCTGTAATTGTTGAGGACAACGACGGGCGCAAGGGGACAGTCTCCGGCGGCGAGATCGTCAGCCCCAAGACGGGCGACTCATCGTCGGGCTCCGGCTACCTCGACTGGTTCATCGCCGAGTCCTACGAGGAAGATGGCGAGACAAAATACCGCCTGAAGCTGAATCCCAAGTACCAGGGAATGTACGCCGAGGGCTGGGTGTCAGCCGGTGGCGTGTCCGACCAGGGTGGCGGCGGAGGCGGTACTGGCTATCTCCGTGACCTGCTGGACGTGAACGCCTCCATGAG